ATCCGACCTACGCTAGTGTCCGTCAGGCAGCTTCAAAGGCTGTCAAGCTCGCCATGTTGTTACTTGGCGACAAGGTAGAAGAGGACGTTATTGAAGCACAGGCCAAAGACTTCATGCGCCTAGGCTCAGATGTTCTTGATAGCTCTCTCTCTCGCTTCATGGAAACCGAAAAACTCTACGCCGAAGACGAAGACGACGAAGAGGAAAAGGAAGAAGTTAAGAAGGGTGAAGACGAAGAAAAGGAAGAAGAGAAGGAAGAAGCTAAGAAGGGTGAAGAAGACGAAGAGAAAAAGGAAGAAGCTAAAAAGGGTGAAGACGAAGACGAAGAAGAAAAGGAAGAAGCTAAGAAGGGTGAAGACGAAGAAGAGGAAGAAGAAAAGGAAGAAGCTAAAAAGGGCGAAGAAGACGACGAAGAGAAAAAGGAAGAAGCTAAAAAGGGCGAAGAAGACGAAGAAGAAAAGGAAGAAGCTAAGGCAAAATCTTCCGTCGCTGAACTCGACATCGAAATGGTGAGAGCCGAAGATGACGAAGAAGATGACGAAGAAGATACAGAGACCGCTTCCCTCTTGGCTTCCATCTTTGCAGAGGAAGAGCCAGAGGAAGAGGGTGAGAGCGAGGAGAAGGAAGCCGACGAAAAGAAGGCTGGTATCTCTAAGCTGGGCGGTCAACCCAAGGTCGCAGCAGATATGTCATCCGATGACATTGGCTCGATTTGGGATGATGCACCTGACGTTTCTCAGGTGTTTGGTCAGTAAGTTTCTAAGTCAAGGAGGTACTAGACAATGGCTCTAACAATCCTAATCCGTACCCAGCTTAACTCGTTGCCGACGCTGGCCGACGTGTGTTACACAAAGGCTAACTATGGTAACAACACGAATTCGACGTTAAGCACAAACACCCCGCGTGGTGTTCTTGGTGGTTCCATCGCAGCTATGTCCGCTGGTGGTGGTGACTATGTTGCATATCCTTGCGGGATGTCGACCATGCCTATTGGACTTTTCGTGAACGACGCCGCTGGTGCCGCTTTCGAAAACGCTCCGGCTGTTGCATCGGGCAAACTCGCAATTATCAAGGGTTTGGCATCCGTCGAAGTAGATGTGTACGAGACAAGAAATTTGGCCGACAGTGCTGACATCACATACGCTCTTGGTGAAAGTCTCTACTCGGCTGCTTATGGCTTGCTCTCTAATGAGGCATCGACAAGCGGTATCGTAGTCGGCGTTGTAACGAAGGTGCCGACAACTGCTTCCCCGACGCTTGGTTTGGACATGCGTATCTAGTGGCTTGGGGGCTGGGTTTATCTCAGCCCCCACTACTGGCTGCATCCGTTCGTCTGTGCGGATTGAACGGCGAAGTTGGACTTGGATAAGTCACTTCATTTGTGAAAAGGAGACGTAGAATGGATAATCAGAGGAAGCATGAAATCATCTCTACGTTCGTCAAGACGGCTGCTGGTCGTCAGAAGTTGGCGAACTCGATGATTCAACCGCTCCGTCGTCGTAGGGATTATAACTCCGTTGGCCGTAAAGCCTTTTACGTTGAGCAGTTGCCGGATGGCGCACTGCCCATTTACGACAAAGACCCCAATATCACGGCTTATGTCGTAGGTGAAGAAGGTGAGAACATCGTCGCCGTTGCAAAACCGAAGCGCGTTATGTTCCCGCTCTTTGAGGTTGCATCGAATCCTGAAATTCAGTTGACCGAAATCAAGAACCGTCGCTTCGATCTCATCGAGCGTTCGGTTGACTTGGCGAAGGCTGAGATTCAGGCTGAGGAAGACCGTAAGGTGTTTGCCGTTATGGACGCCTTGGCAGCCGATGCCACGAACCCGAATCCGGCCCTCGCGGTGACTGGTAACTTGACGGCTAACTCGCTGGCCGACGCATTCGCAAACATCGAGCGCACAGACATCCGTGTTGCTAATGTATTCTGCAACGCCAAGGACTACGCTGACCTCCGCAAGTGGGACCGCGACACCTTGGACATCGAGACTCAGGCCATCTTGCTGAAGACGGGACTCATGGCAACGATTTGGGGCGCAAAGATTATCGTGTCCCGTATCGTTACCGAAGGTACCGTGTACGTTTGTGGTGAGCCAGAATTTTTCGGCCGTATTCCCGTGAGGACTGAGCTTACCGTGCTTTCAGCAGATGACCCGAAGAACCGCCTCATCGGTTTTTCGATCTTTGAGAACATCGGGATTGGTGCTTATAATCCATATGCTCTTCAGGTTTTGGAGATCACAAGAGTATAGTGTAAAGACTGAATAAACAGGGACTTACAAAGAGGCTCACCTGCAATATGGTGAGCCTCTTTTCTTTTATCTCCCGCCTATAAAAACCTCGACTTTTAGTTGAAATTTCTTTTGCTGTGGTGTATAATAAGCATAGATTGACGGTGTAATTCTTCCGAAGAACTTAGATGGTTCTTCGGTTCAATTCCAGCAAAAGGAGTTAAGAAGATGGGAATGAAAACGCATAAGCCTCACGGACTTACTGTGGAAATTTTGAAAGACCTTTATTGCCAAAAGGTTCTCTCCGATGTTGTGATTGGGAAAAGATTTGGAATCACAGGAGAGGCGGTTGGTTATTATAGAAAGAAGTGGGGCATCAAGACAATGGGGGCGGTGGACAAGATAGCAAAGAGGGCGTCTCTGTCTGGGAAACGAAACATCCAAACTGTGAGTTCAGAGGAGTTTGTTGACCTTTATGCGAAACTTGGGCAAAACAAAATGGCAGAGATGTTCGGATGTTCGAAAATGGCTATCTCAACTCTCAGAAAGAAATATGGAATAGGGTCTATCTCAAAAAGCCAAAGACACCGAAGGTCTTATCCATCTCTCACTTCGACACAGAAAGAAGTGTTGATAGGCTCTCTTCTTGGGGACGGGGCAATCTCAAAGAGCAATGCTTTGGGCTCGTATCGTTTTTATGAATATCATTGCGAGAAACAGTTGGGGTATCTTGAGTGGAAACACGCTGTTCTCTTTCCGTTCTCGAAGAAAATCAATCGGGGTGAGTCTCAGATGGAATCGGGTAATGTGGCTGTGGGTTACAAATTCGTAACCTGTTTACATCCCGTCTTTCAGGAATCCTATGAGATGTTTTACAAGCCCGATGGCAAGTATCCTGATTTATCCGTTGTTGAAAATTTGTCTCCTTTGTCGCTTGCAATCTGGTATATGGATGACGGGAGCTTGGGGTCTGGTAATTTGGGGTTTAGACGAGAGTGGTCAATAGCGACAAAGTATCCAAAGGAATTGCTTGATAAAATTGTGAGGATTTTGAACGAACGTTTCTCTCTGTCTGCCTCTATACTGTGGCTTCCAAGTTCAAAAATCTTTCTGATAGAGAGTAAAACCCAGTCTTTGTTCGATGTTATTCTCCCCCATGTCCGACCTGAAATGGCTTACAAGGTTCCAGCAAAAAAGAGATTTTTGCTTCCTTTTAACAACCGCCCTGATTTGGTTGACTATTTGGATAAGTTGCCAAGGGATGTTTCGTCTTTATCGGAATCAGAGAAGATAACGGTTGTGGAAAATTTGGCTGACTATTGGCGCATCTTGGGATTTCCTTATCCTGTTTACACACCAGATAAACGAAGAGCAGACCTTGAGAAAGTTAAGATCACCGATGTTCCACTTTCTGGTCAAGTTTCTCCATCTCCTGATAGTTTTGCTGGAACGAACACAACATTGCAGTTTTTTCGGCATTTTTGGGGTGTTTCGGCTAAACATAGAAAAAGTCCGATGCAGTTTTTCTCTGACAGAACCCCTCTTGTAAAGATTTTGTCTGACATGATTGAGAGGGGTGTTCCTGTAAACGACGCCTATCTTCGGAGAGAGTTAAGAATGAAGTCCGGCGTCTACAACTTCCGTCCTGCGGTTGCGAAGGCTGTTTACGACCGATATTGTCCTGCGGGTGGTAGAGTTTTGGACCCTTGCTCGGGATGGGGAGGAAGACTTTTTGGATTCCATGCTGCGAAGAACCCTTGCGAATATGTCGGGATTGATGCCAGTTTTCAGACAGTAAAATGCCTTCGGAAAATGCAGAGGTCAATGAAGGGACTCACTGGCAAAGATGCAGTTTTTCATTATACGGCGTATGAAGACTGGCAACCAGAGGGAA